AAACTGCTGGGCATTCTTGTCAGGAACATCAAAGCTCACTGTGCCAGAGTCTTCACCATTGTTAGTGACTCCATAAACATCTCTCGAACTGATGTTAGGAGAATATGATAAACGCCCGTTGACTCCAGGCTCAGACTGTATCCAGAACTGGTTGGGTGCTTGATTCACTGAGAATTTATAATTACCACCACGAACTAATGTTAGAGCAGGATTGTTGCCAGATATGGTTGAAAATTCATAACCGGTATCAGACCTAGTGACATCAAAAGTTCCTGTGGTGGGAACGGTAGTTGCGCTCACGATCACAGATGGTGGTCCACCGGGCAGCCAATAATATTGACTGTAGTTTGAAAACTTGTCAAGACTTACAAAAGGATCCCATGAGTAGTAATCACTGGTATACAACCTTGCAGAATTATCTGTAAATGCACCTTGACGTGCTAATGCATCAGTTATGCCCGGATAAGTGATCGCATCAGCGATAGTGCCGGTATCAGGAACCAAGCTGACTACACCAGGTTCAAGTTGATAGTTTGCTCTTTCAGCTGTGGGTTCTACCACATAGTAATTATTGGGATTTACACCTGGCCCAATTCGTCTTCCAACATAACCCTGTGTTTTTTTGAATTCAGGTTCTTGAACCAATTGGTCCAAGGTAGCTGCCAAAAACTGTCTGTTGGTGCTGGTTTGAAAAATCGGTGGTAGAAAATCTACGGTTCTTGTGGTGGCCATTAAATCACTCCACTTCCTGGGGCAGTTTTGATATTAGTCGATGTCAATGCAGTGATCACTTCCACTGAACTTACTCCAGCAGCATTGACAAATATTTCATTAGGTGCAGATCGTATCTCATACAAATCACCAAAGTATCTGTCAGGATCAACTGGCACTAATACCACAGAACTCACTATACCTCCCATGTTCCTATGGATATAAGCTGCTAATTCAGAGAAGTAAAAAGTATCACCAAAATTCCAAATAGCAATGTCAAAGTATTGATTGAGGTTGGCTACTACCAAAGTTTTAATTTCGCTCACGCTGGCAGTTGAATTAGCAGCACGGATGACTTTGATTGTGGCGCGTAGATTTTCGTCTGCCTTGGGTCCAAACAATGGTTTGAATGTCACTGAGTTTAAAACTATGTTATCAGAAATCATCTTAAAATTGTCAAGCCCTTGATATGATGTGGTCAGTTGATCAATGGTGGGCACATCAGGTTCAGGAACTGTGCCTGTGCTGTCGGTGATCCAATTTTGATAAGCAGTATAATAAGCCTGTGTAACCAGATACAAATCAATGATGTTTGTGGTTCCTGGGTCAATTCTGTCTGCCAGCGGAGCATTATGTCTGTATTGGAAATACAGTCCGCCGCGGCCTACTCTGGCTTGCCATTCGATTGAAACGTCAATTAAACTGCGAACCCCATACACATCGATTACCAATTGATAGAACGCGCCAATTTGCCCTGCTAATGGGCCAGTGTTGATAATCTGACTGTAAGCATAAAAAATCTTACCAATCACATATTCCGTCTTGACTGCTTCGATATCATCCAGTGTAGCATATTGGCTGGTCACTCGGTCTGGACCAACTAAAAGATAGCGTTGTAGATTGTTGAAATCCACAGTTTTCTCAAAGAACACATATTTTAAATTGGGATTTACATCGGGTGACACAATCTCGTTGAAAAAATCAGGATCATCTGTGATACCGTCATTGTTAAGATCTTCGTAGCTCACAACAACTTGGAAATCATTCACCAGGCCATCAACTTGCACAGGTTGTCCAATAATCTTGAGATAGACGTCAGTTGGCAGTGGGCTGTTTGAATCAGGTAAGCTATTGGACTTCAATACATTGACAAAATCACTAATCACACTACCTAGTCTAGGGTCATAGATACGATTGCCATTTTCAAAGAAGAATCTAGTCTGTAATACCGATCCAAAATTGTAAGATAGAGCACGGCTGCTCACAGTGTATTTTGATCCGTTGTTTACTGCTTGTATTACCCACGAAGCGTCTTGATTTGTACCGGTTGTGTTACCAGCATTGTCCAAGCTGAAATCAGCATCTACTGCTAGATTTGTGCTGGTGATCAGATACCAAGTAAATGGTGTACCGGTAATACTACCGGTGTTGTCATACCCTAATCCAAAATTTCTATACAATAGAATCTGATTCACAATGTCATTTTGCAAAGTGGTAGACAATGTAGTGACCAAGATTGGAATCACTACTTCTGGTATAGCGCCAGTGGGAACAAATACATTCAACGCCACGGGCCCGGTACCATTGACAAAATTACCTATACCTTGGTTGGTGCCATCCAGATAGATACTTAATGGACTGGCCCAGAACGAGTATCGTTCGTTAGCCAATGTGGGTACCCCTAGCTTCAATCTGTTGTTAGTATCAAAGAAATATCCAACAGGTGCAGCAAATTTTATCAAACTACCTACAGTGATAAACTTTGCATTGGTGCTAGAATAAGTGCCCAGTGCGGCAGGAAATCCTAACGAATTTTTAAAATACCCAGTGGTTTCATTGGCCAATGTGGTGCTCTGAATCCAAGAAAGATTCAACACCGCTAAATCAGGTCTAGTGAAGTTGGCATAGTAGAACTGTGTGAATTCGTTGTTTGCTAATATTGGTTGTATCTGATTGGCAACCACGCTGGCCACTTCGTTGGTTGTGACCCAGGTAAAGAAGAACGAGGGTAATAGATTTTCTTCCCAAAGAGCACCGTCAGAAGAAAATATATTTGTTGAGCTATATTTGCCGGTGTTATCTACAAGATCAAGATACCGGCTGGTGCCAATACTGGCTCTGTTTAACGCATAACTTTTAATGATTGAATTGTATTGTGTAAACGGAAAGTTTGTGTAATCCTCACCATTGACCATGCGATTTTGTGTGTAGTATCTAGCCGGAGCACGTTGTTTGATTTCATCTAGTGTTTCTCTGGCCTGAGCATTACTCACAGGACTGGTGATGCCACAAGTGAATGTAATCGTCTGTAATTGCCCTGATCTACTGACATAGGTGATAGGAACGATCACACTTTGCATTTCTTCAGGATTGATGATGTATGTGAGACCATTGCTGGCACGTACATAGGAACGGAACAATCCCACAGGAATAGATGAAAACACACCATCACCAAACGTCAATGTGATTTGATCGTTTGCTCTGCTCAATGTTGAATACAGTTTTCTTTGATCTGGTGCCAGTTGTTCTTGTGCCGCAGCATAAACCGATTCCACGTAACGCCATTCGCCGGTTATAGTGCCCACATTGTCTAACTGAAATAACCAACGATCCGTATTGTTAACACCTTCGATGTTGATATTCACTGTGCGATTGGGTATGCGTTCAGCTAGATTAAAATCTTGATTCTGCAATACACCTTGTTTAAAATAAAAGAAAAATCCTGTATTTGCACTATCAAAACCTATTTGATCGTTGCGGAACAATACATTAAATTGTCCATTTGGCCGTGGTGCTGGTTCATAAACAAATGGTGCGGTGTTGGGTGTACCTACTGATGTGGAATTCACTACCTCAAATGGCATGTTTACTCCATCCACTGTGGCGGTATAAGGTACCACAGGTATGAATCCAGGAACAAGATTCAAGGTATATTCATTGGTATCTATGCCTACTACTGTAGACTGATTTCCCGGATGCCCCACACGTTGAGTATCTACCAGAGCAGCATTGATTACTGCGGTAAATTGTTCTGCCCAATTGAAATTGGTTGGATCATTCCAGGTTATAGTAGCGCCTGCGAGATCAATACCATTGATATCAGTGACATTTTCAGTGGTCTGCACACTGAATACTTTAAGATACCCGCTGGCAGCAGTATTACGTTTGGCAGTATAGCTTACTAGACTGGCCAGTCGAACCACGCTGTCTCTACGTTCAGCTGTGTCTATGTAGTTTTCTCTGGTGTTGAGATCGTTACGAAAACTTAGCGATTGTCCCATGAATGCAATCACATCCAGCAAGGCTATAAATTCTGATGACTCAATATAGTCGTTGAAAGTTTCCGGGTAGTATTGACGTAGATAGTCTACGAAACTTTTACGAAGTGCTTCAAAGTCGTAGCTTTGGAAGTCCGCTTCTCTATAAGTCTGGTAGATGCGTTTCCAGTCTTCTACTCCGAATACAACTGTTTGTCTAGTGGTGCGTGCCATGATCGTCCATTGTTATCTGTTATTTACCGCAAATATAAACGGCTGCTTTTATGCGAAATTCGCCATTCTTTGTTGTTGATCAAAGAACACGCTGAGTAGTTGGGCATCGGCGTTTGGAACAAATTGTATTTCTAATTCAATCAAGATACCATTTTCCTGAGGAAAAATGTTCATATCAGAAATAAGAACTCGTGGATCGCCTGACGCCACCCGTTGTAGTTCTCGCATGATAGCGGCATTAGTAGTCTGATCTTGATTTTCAAACAGTAGATCCCATAATGTGGTTCCGTAACTAGGACGTCCGGGTAATTGTCCCTGTGTGATATTAAAAGCGTTTAGCAGATCGCGTTTGATCAGGTCAGTATCGGTCAGCGTGAACTTTTTATACTGATTTTGTGTGTTAAATCCAATGAATGTGGCCATGTTGATATTTAGTCAACCTTGAACCACCCTTATGGAGGACCGTCGCCACCACCACTAGGATCGCTATCGCTAGGTGAGTCACGTAAACTGTTACTATAAGATCCTTCTGCGCCATTACCGTCAGGACCGGGTCCACCAAACTGTGCTGCATCTGCTGATTTTTGCTCGCTGGATGGAACCACAGAATTTTCAGCTTCAGCTTCCTTGGACCAATCAGTGGCCTCAAAATCGGCTGCACTGGGGAATGAATCTGTTGTTGTTGGTGCCACGGCCGGTGCCACAGTTGTTGTGACCTTAAGGGCCAGCCCTAAAACGAACCCAGCAGGACCAAGTAATCCCAGAGCTACTTTAGTAAAATTAGGATTTTCTTTTGCGGCCTTGGCTAATGACGATACTGCTTGTGACAGTGATTGGCCAATTGATCCAGCGGCAGGAGTGGCGTTTTGTCCAGTGCCGGCCACTGTTCCACCAGCGGCACCTCCAAACATAGCTGCCTTGTCTGCGGAGGTGATTCCGCTACCTAATGTAGTATTTTCGCCACCAACAGTAACCGGTTTTCCATCTCCACTAAGCACAGGGGATCCATCGGCGGTGCGTAATATACCGCCATACCCCACAGAGATTGGAGATCCCCCGGATCTTGTTATCTCTTGATTTACTGCTGCGATGGCTTGAGCCGGGCTCACACTACTAAGAGCAGCTACCGCGGTTGTGACTGCACTTTGGACAGCAGAGTCTGATATTCTAGATGTAGAAGCACCGGCACTTG